GATATATGCAGGTACTATTTAGTTTTCACTGGGGGTTAGTCTTTGGTATAAGGCATTACCACCCAACAGAGCAAAACCCATATCAAGAGGCCCAATTCTTTCTAGGGCCATTATGTATAACCTTAATGGATGGTAATGGAGAGACTTGATAAATATAATTATGACGTTGAGATTAGGCGTGTTGTTGACGGAGACACTGTTGATGTTATCATTGACCTTGGATTTAAGACTTATGTTAAGAGGAGAATACGAATGTATGGGATTAATAGTCCAGAAAGTAGAACTAGGGATTTAGAAGAGAAGGCTAGGGGTATAGCTTCTAAAGAAAGGCTTGAAGAGCTACTGGAGGATAATAAAATTGTTATGAGGTCATGGGGGTCTGGAAAATATGGACGCACCCTGGGGGAGTTATTTATAGAAAAGGAGACAGATTTTGGTCCAGACTTCACAAACATCAACCAATTATTAGTAAAAGAGGGGTTTGCTGAACACTATATGGGAGGTAAAAGATAATTCGTATATTTGCAAAATGAGAAAATACTTATATTTTAGAGCTATAGCGGCATTAGCGAATGATGATTCAAGTGCTGATTCTGTACTTATTCCTGCCGAAAGACTAACAGGGATGTATCCTACTTCAGATACTGCATTAGCTATGATATTTCAGTCGATAAACCCATTTCTTAGTGATGGTCAAGATGGTAACTTTGCTAATAATGAAAGAATAGTATTAACAGTTGCTACTAATACACATAAAATCGTTATGCGTGAGATTATAAAAGAAATAGAATTTGGAAGAAATCCTTTTATTACTGTTTATGATACTTGTGCCGATGAGTTTCGAACTGGTGGACAAAATGCACAAACTCTTCATCATTACATTGAAGGTTGTTCTGCTCCTTCTTTACAAGCAATTTTTAGTTAGTGATTATGGATTATAATATAATATTTAAAAATCATCTAAAAGTAAACTTAGGTCTTTTCACTGGAGATGAGGGACAGCCCACTATTACAATGAAATATTTAGATTCGGGTGATTTACATACAGTAATTAATAATGATGGCGAAGCAGAAGACCTTGACCCAGGAAAGAACTATTTAGAGCAATATCAAGATTATAGAAGTTCCAAAGATAATATTGGTAGGATAAGGAAAATAAACTTAAAAGATAAAGTATATTATTATAGTGCTTTTGTTAGAGATGAGTTTGGTTATCCCAAAAGACAAAGTTTAGGTAATCTAAATACTCTTACAAGTGCTACAGCATTAAGACTAAGTAATAATCTACCTCAAGATTGGGAGGATACTTGTAAGGCTAATGGAGGATTTACAAATGTATTTGCATATTTAACTAATGCCAAAAGAAATTTTCCAAGAGTTTTCAGTTATCCAATAAGTTTATATAGAGGAGGTCATACAAACTCTGAACATACTCTTTCTTTATTCTTTGAAAGGTTAGGTAAATACGATGAAATATATATTCAATTACATTGGAGAGAACATACTAGCTTTTTAAAAAAGTTTCATACAAAACTTAGAGAAGCTAAAGAAGATATAGAGTTTGCTGAAACTAATTGGAATATGGGTTTTAAATCTACTGTAATAGAGGTTATATCATGTTTAACAACAGGGTATTCGGATGGCTTTGATGACTTAACACAGTATTAGTACAAAATTTAGTATCTTTGATAAATGATTTCAATAAGAACTCAGTATGGAAGCATTGACGGCACTACAGCTAGAGGTCTTTCATATACAGTATTTTCTAAAAACTTTAAATCTATAGTAGACAGAGAAGAGTCTATAGTAATGGATATATTGGAAAGGGGGTACGATATATTGGATAGAAAATTATATTATGTGGGCGGAGGTGTTCAAAAGGGGTCTGAAACCTTTTTAAATCTTGGTTCGGGTAATTATGCATACGAATCATATGAGTATGTTGAACACGGAATTTGGAAATTAAAATTTAAAATTAAATAAAATGGCTACATTAACAGTTACAGTTTCAGAGAACATAATCTTACAAGGAAGAAATCATGGAACTACAAACACAAAATCAATAACAGGAGTTACAGAAGTTTTTAAAAGAATAGTGGGTTTAGACGCCACTAATGATGTGACTTTATATTCTTGTTCTGCGGGAGCTGCAGAAGGAGGGGCGACATTTGATTCAGACAACCTTAAATACGCCAGAATAACTAACGTTGGAAGTAATGTTGCTAATATAAGTGTTAGTACAAAGTCTGACGCAGGAGTTATGTGGCATCAACTTGGTGCTGGATGTTCATTTTTAATATTTGACCATCAAGGCTCTTTTGATATGGCAGCCACTGATGTTGCTAAAGCGGCTGTTGCTCTTGCAACTCCAGCTGATGATGTTGCTGCGGTAACAGCATATTCAGCATCGTCAACAACGAAGGTTGAGGTTTTAGTCTGTCAGTAATGTATTTACTGAAAATAGACAAGCGGGGAGATGTTATCCGAGAGGATGATGGAATGTTTGCAATACCTGAGTTTCGCGACTTGGTGGAGCAGAAGGGGTATGGAATGAAAGCAATGTTGTGGGTTGCACTAGTTTGTGATTATGATTCTCCATATAGACACTTTGTGGAACGGGAAAGAATCAAATCAGTGAGCAAGATTATATTTGATACTTATAATTGGAGTGGTATTAAAAATAAAAAAATTGCTAGCGCAATTAATAAGTATAAAGAGCTTCAGTTTGACCCGCTAGATGCTCAACTTATTGCATTTAATGAAAAAATTGATGAATACACTCGTCTTATGAGAAATGTTGAAATTAATGAAGATAATGCAGAAAGTATGCAAAAGATAATGATTGGTATTGATAAAGTTCTTAATACTAGACAGAAACTATTAGATGCCATAGAAAGAAGAGGTGACAGAAAAAAAATACAAGGGGAAGCTAAAATGAGCTATTTAGAAAATATGATGAATATTAAAAATAATATATAATGGCTAATAAAAAAATAAAAATAGGGGACAAAAAATATGTAAGGGATGGTAATCATTTTATAGAAGAAGACAAGTTAAATGCCTATAAAGAGAGAATGAGAACTTTTGGTAAAATAGGTGGTAGACTTAGTGAAGCTAAAGGTCCAGAAAGTGATTATAAAGAACATGGGCAAAAAGATTAATATAAAAAAATATGCTCCCATTGTTTATGAGGGCATACCTGATTTAGACCCCGAGTCAATGTCATACCAAGAGTTTTGGGATGAACAAACTCATAGGTGTATGCATGGGTATAAACCTAAGGGGATGGATAAAATAACAGGAAAACACTATTATTATCTTAACTTTTATAAGATACTTGGTAATAGTGGTGATGATATGGGTAATAGAAAGACTCTTATAGCTCCATGGTATAGAGATATGGATAAAGAGTATTTTGATTTATTCGAACAGTGTAAGAATGAAGAAAAAGGAATGATTGTTATTAAAGCTCGGGATAAGGGTTTTAGTTATATGAATTCTGCTTTATGTGCACACGAATATACATTTTATCCATATAATGAAGTAGGAATTGCTGCAGGATTACAAATAACTGCAGATTCGTTCTTTGACA